CTTTTAAAAAGACTACTGAGGATTTATTTATAGTTATTATATCAGAATCACAAGCTCAGTCAATTAATTTCCTATCTCGTATTAAATATCATTTGACTTTTAGCACTCAATTTAAACAGATATTTGGAGACTTAGGTCCAGAAACTGCAACTAGATGGACACATACAGATATTATACTTGCAAATGGAGCTAGAATGGTAGCTGTAGGAACAGGACAAAGAGTTAGAGGTTTCTTGCAGGGTGATACTCGTCCTAATTTAATTATAGTAGATGACTTTGAATCAGAGTTAAATGCATTTACACCAGAAGCTAGAGCTAAAAATAGAAAGTGGTTAACAGAAGCTGTTATACCTTCTTTATCAGATGACGGTAAAATTGCTATGATTGGAACAGTTATATCAGAAGATTGTTTTTTATGCTGGGCTAAGGAGTCAAGCGCTTGGAATGTACTATGGTTTTCTATTTGGGATGATGATGAAAAGAGTATATGGCCTGAAAGATTTCCAAAAGAGCGTATACTTAATATAAAAGAAGAATTTAAGTCTGTTGGTAATATAAATGGGTTTTTTCAGGAATACATGAATATTGCTCAATCTCCTGATGATGCTCCATTTCAACCAGAATGGATTAAAATACATCATTATGATTATAAAAGAATACAAGGTCAAAATTGCTTAATTAAAAACGAAGGATTAGAAAATGAAGAAGTTAAACCTGTTGAATTATATGTTGGAGTTGACCCTGCAAGCTCTCTGTCTGCTAGGGCTGACTATTTTGTTATCACCGCTATTGCTATTGATAATGAAAATAATAAGTATATTGTAGATTTATATAGAAATAGAATCTCTCCAGCCGAACAACCTGGATTAATTATTAAGTATTACAAGAAATATAAACCCAGAAGAGTTAAAATAGAAACAGTGGGATACCAAGAAGCGCTGAGAACAGGGGTTAGAGAGATTATGAAAGAAGAAGGTATATATATACCTGGTATTGAATCTGGAGTAAAACCTAGAAATGCTAAATCTGAAAGACTTCTTTCATTAGTACCTATCTTTGCTAAAGGGACATTTTTCTTTAGAGCAGAAGACACTCATGCTCAAGGAGAGTTTTTATCATATCCTAAAGGGAAACACGATGATATTATGGATTCTGTATGGACAGCTTTAGATGGAGCAAAGCCTTGCAGATTAAAGACTTTTAAAAAACTTTCTGATGAAGAATGGAATAAACCAAAGAAAAAGGTTGATTGGTTAACATTATAAGTGGTAAATTAGACAGATGGATAATAACGAAAAAGACTATAAATCAGATATTGTACAAGATACATTAGATTTATTTGACAAATATTCACAACACAGAGACACTTGGGCTTCTCAAGCTAAAGAAGATAAAGAATTTAGATTAGGTAGACAATGGACTGCTGAACAAAAAGAGATTTTAGAGTCTAGAGGCCAAGCAGCAATAGTCATTAACAGGATACATCCTGCTGTTGAATCTGCTAAAGCTATGTTGACTTCAAATAGACCTTCTTTTAGATGTGCCCCCAGAGAGGATTCTGATAATAAGATTGCTCAAGTTATGAGTAATATGCTTGCGTATATGTATGATATTTCCGATGGTAGAAGTGTTATAAGACAAGCAGTAGATGATTATTATGTAATGGGAGTTGGGTATATTCATATATATCAAGACCCTCAAATGGATATGGGTAAGGGAGAGGTTTGTATACACGACCTTGACCCTTTAGATGTTTATGTTGACCCTAATAGTAGAGCAAGACTTTTTGATGATGCTGAAAATATAATAGTATCTAAATACTTTACAAAAGAACAGGCCAAAAAACTGTACCCTATGTATAAAGATAAGATTGATAATGCTACAACTAGAGGTGGTGTTGGGAATGCTAGCGATTTTAATGCTCCATCTACCGTACGCGAAGATAACGGAGAAGTTCAATTTCCTGAAGACGTAGGCAGAGTTAATGACCAAGACTATATTAGAGGTTATGAACGATACCAAAAAATAGAACAACAAGAATATAGGATTTTTGAAAAATTTAGTAATAAAGAAGATTTACTACTTGAAGAAGAATTTGCAGAGTATGTACAAAAACCTGCCTATAGAATAGAAGGGCAATTAATAGTAGATACTAATCAAGCTGCAGCGATGTATGCTGAGTTAACTCAAAGAGCAGTTCAAGAGTTTGAATTGGAAGTAGAGCAAATGAAACAAGTTGGATATAAAGAAGAGGATATATTGGCTAGAGTTCAAGAAGGACCTAGGCCTATATCTCATGAGGAATTTACTTATCAGCAATTAATCCAAGAAGGACAGATAGAGGTTGTTAAGGTTGGAGTAACCAGAGTTAAGCAGTGTGTTATAATTGGAGACACTTTACTTTATTCTAGAATATTACCTATTGACCAATATCCTGTAGTTCCTGTAATGAATATACATACAAGAACTCCTTATCCTGTTTCTGATGTAAGGTTAATTAAACCTTTACAGGAATATATAAATAAGACACGTTCTTTGATAATTGCACATGCTACTACAAGTACAAATACTAAAATATTAGTACCTGAAGGTAGTGTTGATATGAAAGATTTTGAAGAGAAGTGGGCTCAACCAGGAGTAGCAATCCCCTATGACCCCACAGATGGTGCTCCAGTGCCAGTTCAGCCCACACCTCTTCCTAATGAATTATATCAAAATGAGCAGAGTGCTAAGAATGATATTGACCATGCCTTAGGTTTATATGAGATGATGATGGGTAACTCCCAACAAGCACCTGCTACTTATAAAGCAACTATAAGTATAGATGAATTTGGGCAAAGAAAAATGAAGTCAAAATTAGCCGATGTTGAAGGAGCTTTGACAAGAATCGGAGAATTAGCAATACCTTTAATGCAGCAATTATATACAAGCGAAAAGGTATTTAGAGTTATAAATCCAAATAACTCAATGACTGAATATATAGTTAATAAAAAATTAGTTGATGATAAAACTGGAGAAATAGAGATTTTTAATGACATAACTGTAGGAAAGTATGATGTATTAGTAGTTACTGGTTCAACGTTACCTAGCAATAGATATGCTGAATTAGAATTCTATATGGATGCTTTCCAAAAAGGTCTTATTGATAGACAAGAAGTTCTTAAGAAAACAGAAGTATTCGACATGGAAGGAGTCCTTCAGCGTATCGATGAAATCGCTAAGCTTCAAGGACAAGTTCAAGGCATGGAAGATGAAATCAAAAAGCTTAAGGGAGACTTGCAATCAAGAGATAGAGAGGCAGTTAATCTTAGAAAGAAAGTTGAAGTTGAGAAGTTTAAAAACGAACTTGACCAAGTTAGCAATAAAGCTAAAGCGGCAGGAACGGTTTATGAAAAACGACTTGACGATACTTTATCCACCGTTAAGACGCAAGTTAAAGATGCGGCTAGCAAATCAAGCTCACCCTCTTCTGGTGGAAAAAGAGGCAGCAAAAAGGAGAAGAAATAAATGTCACAGGAAAATATACAAACAGATACCCCTCAAGAAAACGCTAATGAACAGTTTGAATCTTTAGAAGAAGCTGTTTTTGGAGAAGGTTTTGAGGAATCTAATGTTGAAAGTGCTTTTACAGAAGGCAATCAGGAAGATGTAGCTCCCGAAGGGACACCTACGCAGGAACAACCAGAAGAGCAATCAAATGATGACAAGAGGTATCAATACTGGCAATCTCAAGCAGATAAAGTAGCTAATGAGAATGCCGCTTTGAAACAGCAGTTGCAACAACAACAAGTACAGCAACCTGTCCAACCTCAACATCAAGAGGTTCCTCAAAATACGGTTGAAGAATTTCCAGCACCACCTGAAAAGCCTCAAAGACCTAGAACATTCAGTAGAGAAGAAGCTTATAGCGACCCATCTAGTGATAGCGCTAGGTATTTAGATTCAGTTGAAGATTGGAGAGATGATATGGCTGAATATAATCAGATAAAAACCCAGTATGATAATGCTATTGTTCAAGAAAAGTTTGAAGCAATGGAAGCCGAACGCGTAAGAAATGCTAAGCAATTTGAAGCGAGACAGGCCCATGCAAAACAAACTGAAGGAATAAAACAGCATGTTATGGGGCATCACGGATTAAGTGAAGCTGAAACTGAAGAATTTATTCAAAAAATGTCAGACCCCCGCTCTTTAAATGTAGATAACCTTGTCCAATTATATAGATTGCAAAAAGGAGGCGCTGCTCCACAGCAAACCGCCCCATCGCAACCTAGTGATTCTTTTAGGCAGGTTCAAAATGCTCAGCAAGTACCATCACCAATGGGAGTGATGCCTTCTGGCAATAATAACCAAGATGGAAGAACTTTTGAGGATAAGATTATGGACAATTTGATAGGGAATTACGAAAGTAAGAATCCCTGGAAGTAATTTTAATTAATCGTCTGACCGAAGGCCTTAGGCAGTTGAGGAAGGACATAATAAAGGATGGAAACAAATGGGAACATTTTACTCAGGTGCAGCGGGTAATACTCTTTCCTCTAGTGTTAATTTAAATGATACTAGACGTAAGTTTAATTTTGGCGAGAGAGTTGCTGAGTTAGCACCAGTCCAAAGTCCATTCTTCGTATATTTATCGAAGGTGGCAAAAAAAGCAACTAATGACCCTGTTTTTAAGTTTTTAGAACAGAGACATCAGTGGCAAAGACGTAATTTTGAAGTAGAAACAGCCGAAGCTATGGGAGCATTAGGCGCTTCAGATGACACAGTAGCAGAGGCTTATGTGAAATGGAAACCTACTACTTTATCATTAACTTGTAAATATGACAAATACGGGAAAATCACAGGTACAGATACTTGTCCTGAATATTTGCTTGTAGGTCAAGTTCTTGTAGTTCAAGCTGAGTATGATAAAGATGGTGGTGGAGCAGGAGCTGCAGTACCTATAAGAGTGACTTTAAAAATCACTTCCTTAGGAACAAAAGATGCTACAGGCATTGAAATTGCTGCTGACATCTTATCAATCAATATTGCTTCTACAGGAGCAGTTATAGTTGATGCAGACCTTACAGCTGGTACTTCTACATTAACGTTTGCTGATGGTGACTTAGGTCAAGTAATTGGAACATCATGGGCTGAGGGTGATACTTCAGCAACTGGTTGGGAAGATAAATTATATGACAGAGAAGGATATTGTCAAATATTCAAAACTGGCATGAACATTTTCTCAGGCACTTCTCTTGCAACAGAGTACAGAGGAATATCTAACGAATTCCAAAGAATCTGGCAAGATAAATTGATGGAACATAAGATGGATTTAGAACAAGCATTTTTGTTTGGTATCGGTTCTTCGTCTCACGAGACTGGAACAGGTGCTCCTACTAGACAGACATGGGGTATATTACCTTATACTGAACAGTATGGAAAAATCTATAATATGACTTATAGTTCATCTGGTTACGATGCGTTTTTAGATGCAATGGAGGATTTCTTTGCTCCTGAATCTGGCAATAGCGGTAACAAACTAGTGTTAGCATCAAGAAAAGTTATTACTTACTTAAATAAATTAGGTAGTGGTAGTTTCTTGAATAATTCTGTTGGTTCATCACAATATAGAATGGATATTAATACTATACCTGGAGCTTTCGGGCATCAAGTAACAGTTGTTAATACTATCTTTGGTAGTCTTCATTTCGTACAAGAGCCTCTATTAAGAGGAATGTGGGAAGATTATTGTGTGATGGTTGACATGAAGAATCTAGCATATAGACCTCTTCAAGGTAATGGTATGAATCGTGACACATTCATTGAAACAAATGTACAAGAAAACGACAGAGATGGTAGGAAAGACCAAATCATCACTGAAGCTGGCTTGGAAATTAGTGTCCCTGAAACTCACGCTATACTTAAATTCAGTTAGGAGGTAGATTATGGCTAATCAAGATAATCTTACTATAGGTGGAATTGGAGCGGACCCTTCGGGGTCCCATCCAAATGATACATTTAAACATTGGACAGAAAGTAACGATGATATGGCTATTAAGTTTACTACAACTTCAGATAACATACCTCAACAAACCGCAGCTGTTGGAGCTGGGGCAGTAAAGTATGTGCCTGGAAAAGTGATAAACTTAGGGCCAGTTCGTGCTGGTACTTTTTTAAGTATCCCCAATACAACAGAAACTGAAGTTGGAGCTACTTGGCAATATTATAAACCTTCTATCGGCAATAACTACAGAAATAATGGTAGTGCTACTGAGAATGAAGCAGGTACTGGCAGTGATATGGATGGTGGTACTTGGACTAATGTTGCAGCTCCGTCTGCTACATGGGGGAGTCGGTCTTTAACAAATGAGGATATAAATGATTTACCTGAGTTGTTAGAAGCTAGGCATTGGAGGATTCGTGTTAAAATGACAGATGGAGGAGGTGGTATGACAGTTGGTGTGCAAAACGATGGTATAGATGCTGTTTGCGCAGGAGCTTGTATAACTATTCCTGTTGATAAAAAAGCAATAAATAATGATACTATCACCAACCCTGTTACAGTTGGCGGTATTGGTGCTGACCCATCATAGTAAGTAGTTTAATTAATCGTAGAGGGGGCGCAAGCCCCTTCTACATAAATGGAGAAATAAATGAGTGATTTAGATATTAAGATTGGAGGAGTCTCACAAAGTAAGGTTACTGGTGGAGAGTTTCTTTCAGCTGATAAAAAACTAAATCAAATGAAAATTGATTTAGTTAAATCAAGACCTAATATTGCACAAGCAACTTATCAAACGGGTGATTTAATGGCAGAACAAAAAACTATTGATAATGCAGTAGCAGTAAAAGGTGGAAATTGTATTTTACAATCTATAACTGCAATAGATACATCAGACACAGGTGGTGCAATCTATTTAATAATAACAGATTCTTCACAAGATTTAGGAACAGTAGGAAGTGCAATAAGTGCAGCAGATGCAGCAGCAGATAATAGCATGGCTATTGTAGAACTATCTAACTGGATAGATGTTGGTGGTGCTAAAGTATGTTCTAAAGCTAATATTGGGTTGGTTTGCAATTCATTATCTGCAACAGATGCACAAAGTAAAAATTTATACTATGGTATAGTTAATGTTAGTGGTGGTGATATTGTTATTGGCTCAGGTGAAGATATTATCTTTCAATTTGGTGTAGTTAAAGATTAATGTTTACATCAAGAAGAATAGCAACAAGCGGTGGTGGAGATAAATTCAGAGATGAGTTCTCAGTAGCATTTGATGGCACTAATGATTATGTAGAACTTGGTGGTGCATTTAACTATAATGTTCATTCTATATCTGCTTGGATAAAAGTTAATGCTGATACTACTTCAAAAGCTATTTTTGATTATAGAGATGCAAATAATGATGGAATTTATTTAGCTATAGATGATGTAGAAAGAATCTCATACCAAATTAACAATGCAGATGGGTTATACACCACACCTTTAACAGCAGATGTTTGGTATCATATAGTTGCAACAAATGATGGAAGTACAAGTACTATTTATTTAAATGGTGTTTCAGTTGAAACAGCAGACACATCAAGTGAAACTGTAAATATAGCAGGAACTTATCCACCAAGAATAGGAGCAAGAAGCCATTCATCTCCTAATAATTATTTTAATGGGAACATATCAGAAGTAGCTATATACAACTCAGCATTAACTGCTAATCAAGTTAAAACCATATACAATGGTAGAGAACCTTATAATCATAAAGAAGGTGTAGCATCAGGCAATTTAAAGGCTTGGTATAGAATGGGTGATGGTGATTTAGATAGAACTACATACACTTCTAATGAAAATAATGGGTTAATTTCCAATATGGCAATACCATCATCAACAGCACAAACAGCAAATCTTATAACAAATGGTAGTTTTGCAGGTGATTTAACAGGTTGGACTATTTTAAATGCTTCAGGGGATAACAATGTTACTTATTCATCTGGCACAGCAAGATTTTTATATGATGATGCAATATCAACTGCTGCCTTAGGTCTTAAACAAGCAAGTGTAACAACACCAGGTAAAACATATAAAATAATATTTACTATAGCTCAAGCAGGTGGAACAAGTGGTACTTTAAAATTTTACAATGGAAGTACAGAAGAATGGGTATCTTTAGGTTCAGGTGCTCATACCTTATATTTTATAGCACAAGGAACATACATTGCATTTTATAGAAATGTATCCAATGTTGATGTTGATTTAACTTTAGACAATGTAAGTATGTACGAAGTTACAGGAACACCTGGTCTTTTGGTAAACATGACAAGAGATGACTATGAAGGAGATACACCATAATGAATTATTCTAATAGAAAATGGGTTATAGTTAATGTATCTGATATAACAGATGAAATGATTTCAAATGCAATACAATCATCTATGAACACATTAAGAAAAACATTAGATGGCAGTAAAGCTATATTGAAATGGGAAGGTGATACTCCAAGTTGTTTTGATGGCATGACAATTTATAATCATTTACAGATTTTAAAAATTTTAAAAGGAGAGGATTGGAATAATGGCGTGGGATAGATTTCATAAAAGTGTTGATGGAGATACTGGTAAAATAACAACAAAAACTGGATATAGCACAGAAGTATTTGATTGGTCAAATGGAGCTACTGGAGATAATACTATAACAACATCTCCTATAGATATTCCTATTAAAGGAGATATTTTAGTAATGCTTAAGTTTAAAAGTACTCCTGGTGCTGGTACGTGGGTTAGAATAGAACATAGTAATGATAATGAAACATGGTATAATGCAGCTCAAAGTACTACAGAAGCTATGTCTACTAGTGATGTTGAACCTGGTTATGACCCATCTAGAGTGGTTTATATTGACCATAGTACATCTGGTTCAAAGTACTTTTTTTTATATGACATAGACACACATGGAATGGCTAAGCATACAAGATTTGTTTTAGAAGATAATGGCTTTGATGAAAGTTCTAATGTAGTTACTTTTACTTTAATGCCACATAATTTATAATAAGGAGGTAGTAATGAGTTTTAAGAAAGAAAGGTATAATATAGACCTTATTAATTTCACTGGAGGCGATAGCTCTACTCATGGTGGACTTAAAAGAAGTGGAAAAAGAAATACATCTGCTAATATGACTGAAGGAAAAAGCAAATGGGGTAAAAAACCTAAGGCTATTAAAAAGCCAGTTAATGATAAACCTAAGAGTCCCATTAAAAAGGACCCTCCTAAGGTACCACCTAAGACACCAAGTAAACCTAAGGTACCACAGTTGCCACAAAAGCCTGGGGATAGTATATTCGGTAAAAAGAAAGAAGAACAGGCTAAAGATGCAAGGAGACCATAATGGGTATAGTGTATTCAGGAAGCGTGGGAACACCTTTTCATGGAGAAAAGCCTAACAAAAGAAGAAAGTTAGATTTAAAAAAGGGAGTTAAAAAAGTAAATGGCAGCAAACATAGGAAATAGAATAAGTGAGCTTATAGGAGAGGCTTATAGCACTGTTCCAGCTAATAGTAAAGTAGATTTGATTAATGCTGCTATTGGGGAAGTTGCTGATATACTCCCTACAGACCTTTTGCTTAAGTATTGTGAATATGACGGAGGGCAATGGCCTAGACAAGTGACTTCATCTGGACATTCATTAGGTAATGATAATTCTGATAAGATATTTTTAGTAGTAAGAAGAGAGTCTAATGATGCAGATGCTGAACATATAGAATGTACAGCTGTTCCTTATCCTCAATTTTTAAGGGCTAAAAAAGCAGATTCTATTTATTATGCTACTAAATTTTCCCCTATCTATTCGTATGTTAATCGACAAGATAGTGCTGATGGAGTAATGATAAAGTTCTTACCAGATGTTTCTGTTACAGAACCTGGATATATATATGGGTTTACTTATCCTACTACAGATTTATCTTCATCTACATTTGTACCTGGATTACCTCCTTCTGTTATGCAGGCAGTGGTATTAAAAGCTTCTATTAATATATTAAGAACATATATAAGTGATTTTGTGCAAGATGAAGAAGACGCTGAATTACAGCAAATGATAGAAGCTCAATCAGCAGGATTGGAAAAACAATATCAGCAAGAAATGGGTAGATATATGGAACAAGATGCAACACCAAGAGGAGAATAATGACTAAATTAGAAATGATAGAATTGATACAACAACATCATCCTCACATAGGTGAAGCTGAAGCCTGTAAATTACTTAATAGAGCAAAGGATGATTTTTGTTCTAAGACTGAGATTGTTAAAGACTCTCATACTTCTAGTGCAGTAAAAGACCAAAGATATTATGCATTGCCAAGTACAGTACTTAAAATAAAGAGTGTTTGGCTTAATGATGTAGAGATACCTATGTTGCTTGGAAAACCGCCTATAGATGATGATACAGGAGAAATATAACAATGGCTACTAAAATACAAAGAGCTTGGTATATTGATAAACTTAATAAAATTGGCATCGTAGAAAAAGCAAGTAATGCTGTTACAAAGGATGGTTATTCTACTGACTGGAAGTCATTATCTGAAAATAAAGATATAAGAATATATACAATATCTAGAGATTCTGATATTACTACAGCTACATTAAATACAGCTACATGGGACATGATACCGAGTCATTTTCACGAAGGGATAGTTTATAAAGCTATTGCTTCAGGATATAAAGAGCCAAGACATATGGACTTAGATGTTGCACAATACTTTGACAATGAGTATTTAAAAGTTATTAAAGAAGCTAAAAAGTTTTCTAAATCTAATTATCAAACAACAGGAACGATAAAAGGACAGGATTTTTAATATGACTACATGGACTCAAGATAATAATGGAATATCAACAACCTCTGATTCCTCTTGTCAGAACTTACAGGTTGGTGGGACTTTAAAAGTAACTGGCAGTGCAACTCTGCCCAATATAATTGGAGCAACAAGTTTTGCAAGCAGCATTTTAGTAAATGGTGGAATTATAACATCTACCCAAGCAACTATTAGTTTTTCTGACAAAAACTTAACTACAACAGGTTGGTCTGCAGTAGGAACAGCATCTCGACACGGTGCATCTACATTAACAGTACATGGGTCACAAGGTATAGCTATAACTAGTGGTGCTGCTGCTGAAGGAGGACAGATTAAAATATGTGGAACGACTGGAGCTGATGTTAGTGGTGATAATTTTAGTGATAGTTATTTTTATATTGATATGCTTGGAACCTCTGGTAGGTTTATATCAAAAGCTAAGAATTTGACTGAAAATGTTATGATAGAATTTAAACCAGATGTGTCTGATACATCAAATGCAACTTATATAGATACAGTTGTAACATGTGCAGGTTCAAGTGGAAAGGTTAGAGTTAGAGGAGATTCTAATTCACACAATGATAAATTAGTAGTGGGGCATCCAGCGTCTAGTAGTGGTGACCAAGTTATATTATTCGAAAACAATACTAAAACTAGCTATATTGCAATGGACTCATCAAATCCAGCTGACCCTTTAATGATAGGAAGAGGTGGTAGTGTTAATAGCGGTAAAGTAATTGAAATAAATGATGTTGGAATAGGTTTTCATGGAACTAATCCTACGGCACAATCAGCTGCATATACAGCTGCAAGTCAAAGTTATAGGAATGCAGATGGAATTGCTACTCTTGATGATGCTAAAGATTGCTTGCAAACATTAATAGCTGATTTAAAACTTACAGGGCTTTTAGGATAATGACCATAGAAGAAAGAATTAAAAATCTAGAGAAACAAAAAGAAGTTTCTAGAGAGTTGTTTTTAAAATGTCAAGGAGCTATAGAGGTATTAACGGAGATGTTAAATGAAAAAGTTAAGCCTAAAAAAGACTAATGTATTAATATTGACTTTGTGGATTGTAGATAAACTTGTAATGTTGTTATTATTTTTATGGAGCAGATAAATGGAATGGATAGAGTTGTTAGAAAGATATGGGGTCCCTATGGTAGTAGCTTGCGCTTTTTGGTTTTTTATACAGAAGCAAAACAAGTTTATTCAAGATGAACTTCAAAAAGAATTAAGAGAGTCTTTTGGTAGAGTAGAAGGCATTATAGTCAAACTGATAGACCAACAAAAGAAAATGCAATTAGAGCAGAAAGGTATTGAGCAAAGTTACAGAACCCTAGTTGAAGTAATAGCGAAACTTTCAGGAAATGGATTAAAAGATAAATTTTTAAGGATGCAAGAAAGAAATGAAAACAAAAAGTACTAAAGAGGATTTAATAATATCTCATTTAGAGTATATTAGAACTAGAGTAGACCAAATAAATGGTAGAGTAAGAGAAAATGAACGTCAAATATCTTGGATTAAAGGCATAGGAGTTATGTTTGTCTTTTGTATAGGGTCTATAATGACATGGTTAGGTATTGACAAGTGACGGAATCAGGCTACTTTATATTAGGTTTTATAGTAGTCTTTTTTGGAGGTTTATATATATTAGGTTATAAAGAATTGTTTGATATTTGGGATAAGGAAGATTAATGATACAAGGATTAGTTTTAAAAGCAGTAATAAAAGCAGTTATTCAGGCAGTTAGAAAAGCTCCTGATAAGCTTATTGCTAAAGAACATGAAAAGAGGATAGCAGCTTTAGAGGAGTTAGCGCATCCTCAAAGAGATTTAATATGCAAGTGTTGCAAAAAAAAGGAGACTAAATGAAATCAATGGTAGTTGGGATATTAAAAAGTTTACTTAGTGAGGACCTTCTTAAGGCTATTTTAGTAGCATTAGGAGACCACTTAGTTGCTAAAAGTTCTAATAAATTAGATGATGCTCTTTGGAGTAAGGTTAAATCTAAATTGATATAATGGCCAACATAGGTGTTATATTAGACAAGATTAGGTTAGTTATGTTAGATGATGTTTGTGAATTTAAAGAAACTTTAGTAGATGGTTTAGAGGCTGAAAAAAACTTAGTTTGCAAAAAGAAACCTAAAAAATGTCCTAAGTGTTCTTCTTCTGATATAAAGGGAGTTGAAGTAATGGGCACCTATGATGGAGTTCTTTTCTGGGAATGCGATGAATGTGATTGTGCTATTCTTAGATTTGAAGAACATAAGACTGAAGAATATCTTCAGCTTGCGAAAGGATTATGGACCAACCCCTCTGACTGGGGTTATGTTCCGAAATCTAAATTTAATTAGGAGTTTTTTGATAGATGAAAAAAACTAAAAACGGAGTACTTAAGCGGGCTATAGTTACTCCAGATAAACACGCACCTATACATGATAGACCTGCTATAAGTGTAGTTAAACAAGCAATAGAGCTTGTAAAGCCCGATATATATATAGATTTAGGCGATTTAGGTGAGTTTGGTAGTGTATCTCACTGGCAGTGGAAACGTAAGAAAAAACCACCATTAGAGTATATTATGCCTAAAGTAGATAAAGATATAGAAGGTGTTAATAAATTGTTAGATGAGATAGATGAATCATTAGACAAAGTTAAGTGTAAAGAACGTCACATCTGTGCAGGGAATCATGATGAGTGGCTAGATAGATTCGTAGAAGAGCATCCTTATTTAAAAGGCTATCGCTTTGAACACGCATGCAAGTTCAAGGAGCGAGGATATAAATATCATCCCCCAGGGGAATATTTGAAAATAGGAAAGCTCTATTTTTATCACGGGCATCATTTTGGAGGACAGTATCATGCAGCGAATCATCTTAGAAAACTAGGTGCCAATATAATGTATGGTCACCATCATTCCCTGCAACAAGATAGTGTTACTTATATGGATGGCCCTAAATCAGCATGGTCTTTAGGATGTTTAAAGGACATGAGTTCTGAGAAAAACGCTTGGTTGGGAGGAAGGCAGCATAAATGGGCTCATGCATTTGCAATAGTTGATTATTATAAAGGTGGAAGATTTACAGTAGATATAGTTCAAATAATAGATGGAAGGACTACAGTATGGGGAAAGCTATTAGACGGGAATATATAGAAATTCCAGAAGATTACTGGACAAGTTCTTTAAATATAGAATATATTATAGAGGAAGAAAATGCCAAAAAAAGTTCATGAAATAAAGAATTTAGGTGGGGGAACTCATTTAAATGCAGATGAAAAAGATATTAGCCAAGAAAGCTCTTCCTGGGCTTTAAATGTTGATGCTAATTCTAGAGAAGGTGTATTACAAGGTGTTAATACAGACCTTCCTATTTTCAGATTAAATAAAGGGGTAGGTGTTTCAAGTGGCCTTTTTCATGGTAAGTCAAATATTATTTCAAATTCTAGAAAAATCAATAATTCAGGCTATGTTTTACAGGACGTAAGGCCTTTTCAAGACTTTTCAAGCTGTAAGATTTACGTAGAAGGTGAAAAGGGTGTGAAAGAAGCTCTTGAAATAGAAAGTATAAAGCCATATCTTCATCCTTATATAGTTAATCCTTCTTTGGATAATGATAATTTCTATGCTACATGGAAATCTCCTGCAGGAGGATATACCTCTAACGATACTGTTTTTGAGTTCTCATCATCAGAAATAGGATTTGGATATGATACACCCACAGCTGATTTTATAACTATACATACTGGTGGTACAAATCCTAGCAATTATACATGGAATATAAAAATTACAATATTAACTGATATAGCCACTACAAAAACAGCATTAGTAGGTAGTTCTTTGACTGAAAATTCCTATAAAATAACAACTCCTGGAGGTACGGAAAAAGATTATGCATTTACATTATCAGGTAATACTGGTAGTGATACAGGTGGATTTGTCAATATTAATATTAATGGATGTACTACTGCTGACCATATAGCTACTGAAATATCAAGAGCTATATCTAGTAAAAACCAATGGGCTGCAGGAGTAGAGCAAACAGGAACAGCCTCTGTAGGGCATGGTATTGAAATAGATAGCACTGTCGATACAAATACAGCAACATTTACATTTCAGCAAAAAGACTTATATGATTTAGTCGTATCTAATTCAAATGGAATTGCAAGCGGTATGACCAAATATTTTGCTCTATATATCGATTCATTAAGTTTAGATAGTTATGGCGCTGGAGTAGAGGTTATAGCAATAGAAGCCGTAGATAAGCCTGCAGGTCTTGCTAGTATTACTGTAAAAAGAGGTTGTTTTGGTACCGTTCCATATGATATAGCGAGTAATACTAAGTTTAAGATAATGAGTCAGAATCTATACATGAACAAAACAATGGTTCCCTCCAATGAAGGCACTTTTACTATTTCAAATTGGGGGAATATAACTGGAAATAATATTAAAACCTCATCTACATTTGAATATGGTGGTAGAAATCATTGGTTTTCTGCTACTGGCTTTTGGAATGACCAAATATATGCAATAAATGGTAGACATAATGCAACAAATTATCCAGTAACTTTTGATTCAAAAAATAAAAGAATAGTTGCTGCTAATATAGACTGGATGAGTCATTCACCTGGACAAAGGATTCATGTTTATTATACTGAGGGAGATTCTCTTAATTCTGGGAAAACATTTACTATACAATCTCTTAGTAATACTGGTGTAATGAGAGTAAAAGAAGAAGTTATAGATGAGGTGATTTCTTCTGGTTATATATATTTTGAAGGAGGTTTAATTCAAAATGGTTCAGGGGTGTTTTCAGATGCCTCTCAAACTACATCCGTTGGCTATGGTTGGACAAAAAAGACTTTAGATTGGAACGCTGACCAAGGTGGCTTGGCAGGAAATCAAGAAACTGTTAGACAATATAGTATAAAATCAAGCCAAAATTTTACTGAAATTATTGCTACTGGAGGGATAGGCGACGATGCTGATAATTACTTAGCTCAGCAAGGAGGTAACACCTACTTGTATCCTTTTCAGTCAAATAAAAAAGTAATGAGAATGACTTCAACTTTTAAACAAGTTCATCAAACTAAATGGGTTCCAACATTAAGCGCTGATGCGCTTGAATATTCCCCCGAATTAACAGGAGGGGCTACTCCTAGAAATACTTATTCTGCTGGAGATATATTAAAAATTGAATCTGAATATTTGAGAATAGACAGAGTAACAGATACTAAAGTTGAGCTAACCAGAGGGTTGTTTGGCTCAAGTCCTGCATCTCATACAAATCAAGCAGTATTTAAAAATTTAATGAGCGGCATATCTCAAGTTATTCCTAAAGAATATCTAAAAAAAGGAACTAGTTATGAGCTTACATTTTGGGCTAAGGGATATAATACTCCTAATGCATCACACGGATTTGTAGCTGTATCAGCAAATAATGGATATTTTAATCCTAATTTAAAAAGTTTTATCTCAGAAAAAAATGAAGATTATGGAAAATATACTTTAGGAGGAAAATCTTATTTTACTAAAGGAAGAAAATGGTTTGCATTTAGTGAATGTGATGGTTATTATGGAAACACCATAGAAAATGAAAGTGGGATGGGTTTAAATAACGTAGATAGTTCGTTTAAAAAGTATTGTTTTAAGATAAATATGGACATGCTTACCAGTTTTGATACAGATTTAGAAATAGAATTTTGTTCAGCTGGACCTACTGGAAGTGAAGTGCTTATTGACTATATAATGCTATCAGAAGACTCTAAAGTATACTTAGAAAATACAACTGATAGAATAGACTTTACTTCTGTCCTTGATAGAAAATCAATCCGAGACCTAATTACATACAATGAAACTTCTCAAAGATTGGAGGTTTTTAAAAATTGGTCTCCTGGAAGTGATATTCCAGACCTTCGTCATACAGGCATTACATATTCTCCATTCACTTCAGAAAACTCACAATCTCCTGGTGGGAATTTCACAGCTCAACAAAGAAACAAAGAACTTCATATTGGATATGGGGCTGAGAATTCAGCTTCAAGGCCTCAATGGGTAGGTTATCCAGGTCAAATGAATTTTGGAGAGGACCACACGGATGAATTATATGTAGATGAAGATACAGTTCACCCTTTGTCAAACAAATCTTCGTATACTTTAGATAAGATATGTGCTGCTGGAGAGTATGAATATCAGGAAGCTACTTGGGATGGAACAGACCTTACGATTACTAATGTAGTCCCACATAGGCTTAAGGCAGGAGATAATATAGTTGTAAGAGAATGGGGAGACTACGATAATAGCTGGGAAGGGCTTGGTATTTGGTATGTTAAAGCAACTCCAACAATCTACGAAGTGGAATGCAGAAGACATGCAGACGATAGGACTCCAAATACGCCTCCTAGAGGAGAAAGAGTTTCATGGAGACCTTACTATTGGTATGGAATAAGAATAGGTAATCCTTATATATATAGGTTAACTCCCTCAGATAGAATAAAGGATGATGGAAGTTATGATACTTCTATATATAAGAAAGGTTTAATAGAAAGGAGTCAGCCTTTAAGCTTTAACCCAGCCTCTATAACTACTTGCTGGAATAAATTTCCAGATGGAGGCGGTGGTGGAAAGATTTATTTAATGGATGAGAGTACAGAATCTTCAAATAGTGTTAATATACAAACCGTAGATGTAAACTTTTCTTATGACAAATGGAAGACTCAAGAACTTATTATTACTAATAGTATTTATTATTTTATGCCTCATTATGGTTATACACATTTTAATGAGGAATTACAAAATGCTGCTTTTTCAAGAGAGGTTACAGATGGTCAGTATAGTGCTACATGCCTAACTACTACTCTTATAGATTATGCTGGAACTCCTTCTGATATAATGGAAACAAAGGGGACTACTTATGCGTTTAATCCAAATGCTTTAAAGCCATCAGATAATCCTCCTAACCATTTTGACACAAGGCTTTGGATTTCATGTCAAGGGAATTTTGGAGAGGGTGATAGGTTTCTTTTCTGTGCTCATACTAACGAAAATACAGATTCTCCTAGTTCTTCAGCATTATATGGCTGTGATAGAAGCCCATCTACTGCACTTACTTATGTTACAGCTCTTAATGGTTATGGCTTAACTTCATCTACTAATAATGATTGGTTAGGTTTACCAGACAATGAGCTAAACGTTGGAGATGGAACTGACCCGCATAATACATTTTGCAGGACAGAATGGGGATACGATGTAAACGACCAAGGATTGAGATATTGCACTAGTAATGAATCAAGTGGTTCTCAAACTTTCAGAGATTGGAGTTGGAATAGTTCTGATGGAGGTGGTAATCACATTAATATGGGAGAGAATATAGGATGGAGAAGTAATTCTAGTTTTACTACTGATGTAAACATAACTATCCCTAGATTTCCTATGATTGCAATGGCTGATAATGATGGTGATGGCATTATTGACGGAACAGGATTAGTAACAGCTAATACAATCTCTTTGCCAGACCAATATAGTACAAAGGGTAAAGAAAGATACGGTCCTTATGGTATAGAAGGGTTAAGAGTATCATCTCACTGTGTAGGCCTTCTTGGCGATGGTAATGGCCTTTATTGGATTATAAAAACAGGTGGTTGGGGCCCTAGTCGAAGTGCTTATGAAGACGATGATGACCACGGGCCTTGTGAGCGATTGTGGGGTAGAGAAGGCATGTTACAAAGGATTAGAGAGTGCTTATTTACATGTCCAGATATATTTGCAGGAGATTTAGTTGCGGGAAGGTCAGGTAGTAATAATGGTACATTGCAGTATGAAAGAATACAGGGTGGTGATATGTTTGGAAGAAAGGTTTTTAGAGGGGGTTCAACGGGTTCAGTTAATTTTGTAGGACCATCACAAATACATGGTACTGATTTACAATGTTTTAATGCAATGGTAGCTAATATCGTTAGAAGATGGGTAGAAGATTATGATGGTGATGATGATAGTTATGAATTTGTAGATAGTTGGTCTTCATCGCAATCTACTCATAATAATCAGAAAAATTACTTTTCACCATCATCAGATTTTAGTGGAGTAACAACTTCAGAATGGAGAGCTAGATATAATGGTAGTGAAGCTGCACCAGGGTTTTATGGGAAAGCTTGGTGGACAGCGCCACATCAGTTAACTCAACAACAGTCAGTTAAGGCTGGTAATTATGATGATACTGATTATGGTATACATCATGACCATCAAGGTTTTGCAACTCAGGCTGGTAATTATGATTCTGAAGAATCTGCAGGTAGCGGTGGTCATGTAGGAGTAGGTGGTGATGGTTACTCTAATATGCCCCAAACATTTAGACAAGATAGATTGAATTTTAGAGCTGGAGTTATGATAAGACCTTTTCGTAGGCATGATGCTACTAATGACGGTAATATGCATTTAAATATAAGTAATTTTGCAGACGCAACAATACAGCAACCTGCCTTCCCAGATGCAATTTTTTACACAGGAAGCCATGATACTATAATGCCAGGAATTAGATTTACACAAAGTCAAGCTGCAGAAGCAGACGGAGCTGTTCCAGTTACCAGAACTATAACAATAGACAATGGTTCTGGGGGTACATATGCTGGTAGTTTGGCTGAATTAAAGGAATATTTACTAGGACAATATGTGTGGGATAGTAGTAAAGCTGTTGTTGGAAGAATTACTGATATAGCGGCAGATAAATCAAGCGTTACATTCGGAGAAGGTTTATATAGAGATATAACTAACGGTGATAGTATATATTTAGATAGTACTTTTACAAGCTCACAATCAAAAGTAGAAAAAAACAAAGTATTTCTCATACATAGAAGTGAAACTGAAGATAGTCCTAATGAATTTACAGTAAAAACATTTTCGCTTAATCATCAAGCATGGAGCATTGATTATTTACACAGTAATTATAGTGGAACAATAGACAGACAAATGAGTGAACCTTATGCTGTAGGAACATTTGCTGGTTCAAGTAGCTATCAAACATCAACAGCAGGAAATTGTGATTATAAAAGTCTATTTCCTACATATGGAGCTTTAGTGTTAGGAGCATCGGAATTTACAGGGCCTAACCCAAGTTCAGACACAGTGGCTTTTTCATACAATGTCTATAAAAACCCTCAAGGAACTATAATGCCCTTAGGGACTGATGATGGTGGAGATGATAGTAGTCACACTGTACATCCATTTAAATCGAAAGCTTTTGTAAGTGGAGGGTTAGGATGTCATAATAAATTAGTTGGTAATATGATTGAAATATATGATGAAAGTCAAGAGGTATATCACCATCGATATATTATAGCATCTGAATGGCAAATAACTGATGGAAAATTATACTTAATGTTAAACTATCCTCTTCCTTCTATTTTAAGTTTGACTAGTTCTGACACATTTAAGATATATTCACATGCAACTGCTTGTGTTCCACATATAATTATGGATAATGCAAATTTCAATGGAGAAGAAGATAAAGTTTTTCAAGGACAATCAGATGTATATTCTAAGGTTACTTATGGTGGACTAGACATGAGAAAGACTCAATTAATGAGAGTAATAAATGTAGATAGTAGCAGTACTCCAGCTGAGTCAGATATAACTGTTCATCCGCCAGGAGTGCATTCATTTAAAGTAGGAGACTTAGTCAATCTAAGAATTACTGGAGATACTGCTAATGATATACTTGCAAATGTCAAAGCAGTAGCTGGAGATGTTATAACAATAGATAATGCTCATACTGGAAATGAAGATGATAATATGGGTGATATAAGAATGGATAATTTTGAATTTGTCAATACATCTAGAGTTGATGGAACTATATCGGAAACCAGAATAGAAATCGAACCATTTAAACAATCTCATGATTCAGTAAATGTGAGAGCAAAGTGGGATACGGCTGATGTAGAGCCTAATTTACTAGCATCTACAGCTTCTAATAAATGGGTAAAAGATGCATCTCCGTCATCTGTAACTGTAACTAAATCTTCCACAACACATGCAAGTAACTATTTCTTTAAACCTGATAATAATTATCAGTATAAAATTTCATGTATTTACGACGGCTATCAAGAAGGACCTTTGACTTCAACGTATTGGGAACCAACGGAAAATTTAACAGCAACTCATGATTACTTAGATATAAACATACAAATAGCTCAATATAGTAGGAGATTAACATCTATATGTCTATATAGAAGAGATAATGCTGAAAGTTTTTACAGGTTAGTACAAGAAGTGTCTTGTGCAGTGCCGTGGGGAGTAGGCGCTGAAGGCCAAGGGACATGGGAAAAAACTATTAGAGATACAGGCCCTGTCTACGGAACATTTGAATCTAGAACAGGAATGAGTGAAACTTTAGAAGACATAAAAGTCAAATATTCTTTTTCTGAGGAAATAGATGGTTATCTATTTATAGGAGGATGTTCTCACGATAGAATAAAAGATGCTTCAAATCAGATATTCAGGTCTAAACCAGGTAAATTTAGTATATTTGATTGGACAACTGATTTTATTATATTGAAAACTCCTCCAACTTGTATGGCTAATTTTAACGGGAAATTATACGTATTTGATGCAAATAATATATATAGAATCAATCCTCATAGTCTACAAATAGAAGATGTATATGAAGGAATAGGATGTTTAAATCAAGATTCTGTAATAGTAACTGAACTTGGTATGTATTTTGCTAACAATACAGGTGCATATTTCCATAATGGACAAAACCCTATATGTATATCTAAACCGATTTGGAAGGGTGAGTTAGACTCTAACTGGGAGAACAATAATAAAATGTTTGACATAAGCTGGAGTAATCTAACAAAAGAATCTTCTTTAAAGAGTTTAAAGGTAGCTTTTAATTCAGGAAATGAAACAGTTTTATATTTCATATCAACAGAATTATATGATAGTACATTAGATAAAAATGTATTGAAAAATTATATATGGTCTTTTGATATAAAGAAAACAAGATGGGATTTATTAGAGCTTTTTGAAGAACAAAATGTAGGCGTGCCGTTTAGAGGTAAAGAGGGGCAAGTATATGTGCCTATAAATGAAACTATTTACGAGTTAGGGGCAGGAAATTTTAAAAAGCCATTTACATTTGTAAGCAAAGAATTAACCTTAGGAGAAGATTCAATCATGAAAGTTTATAATAAAATTAAAGTAAATGGATTAAATACTCCTATTGATTCTAACTTAACTAACAGTGAAGGATTGATACTTAAAACAAGTACAGGTAGCATACCATCAGATACAGGCATTGCTTATGTTGATAAAATACAGGACTCTGAATATAAGTTAAAAGGTCCAAATAAAAAGGGAAGATGGATTAAAATAATGCTTGAAAATATAACTGACAAAATAGACTCTATTGGTGTAATATATAGAAGAAAAACTACTAAATAATGGCTATAAATAAAGACTTAAGAGATAAGGTAAAAAAGATTAGTATTGCTGGAAATATACAGGATTTTGCTACATTAAATAGGGAATTAGTGACTTTAGTTAATACTATAAATGACGCTTTGGAAAAACTTACTCAGCCTGGAGAATATGATACCTCTACTGGCTCAGAAGGAGAATCAGGAGATATAAAAGTAACTACAAATACTGATAAATCATATTCATTTGCCATTAGAACTTTAGACGGATGGAAGTATCCTGAAATAGATAGTGGAAATTTAGTTTTTAAAGATAAAAAGAAGACAGAAAATTAATGTTTGTTTCTAATATACTTTTATATGTAAATTATAGAGATGAAATCTAAGGAGATTCAATGGGTTGGTTAAGCGATAAATTATTTGGGAAAAAGAAAAAGATAGACCATAATAAGCTAAACTCTTATCAAGAGCCTTATCTTAAAATGGTTAATCAATACGAAGATATAGCTCAAGGTATGATGGACCCTAATTCTGTGCATAACCAATCAAAGGTTAATCAATTAAGGGCTAATACTTATGATAACCTGGGTATGCAAAACCAAAATCTTTTATCTATGGGAATGATGCAGAATTTATCTCCTGCTCAAATGATGGCTCAACAAAGAGCTCAAAGCAACCAGACATTAGGCAACTTAGGTACAAATATACAAAATCTTCAATCCGACCAATATAATCAAGGAATATTAAATCTTCAAAATGTCATGGGAATGAGAAGAGGTGAAGCCGATAGGCTTTCTAATATGCATGTACAACAAGTAAATGCTTCTAATGCTGCTAGACAAAACAGAATGTCAATGACTAGTGGTTTAATAGGAATGGGTCTTGATTTTGGCTCTAACTTTATGTAAATTAGGATAATAAGGAAACAATATGGCAATAGATTATGGAAATTATGCACAAATTTATGGAGGACAAGGAGCTAACGCTTTAACACCTTTAAGACAGGGCGTACAGAACTATATAGCTAAAAGTGATGCTTCTAGACAAAAAGCAGTAGGAAGATTAAATGATGAAATTTGGAGTGATTTATTAGCCCCTTACCAAAGAGCTGTTTCCAACGATGTTACAAAATGGACTCAAAATTCTTTTTCTGGATTAGATGCAGGAACAGCTTTATTAAAATTTAAACAAAAAGCTAGAGCTAAAGGTGATTCATTTTATAATGAAGCTGCAGCGCAAGGATTATTTAATCCTATAACATTTAAGCAACAGTATGACCAAATGAGAGCTTCTTACATGCCTAATATCGAAGCTAAAGTAGAACAATATAAATTGTCAAATGGTTTAAATGATAGGCAGATGCAAATGTTCTTATCTACAAATCCTCATTTAAGAGATTTCTTATTAGACCACGCTAATCCCGCTGGAACTGTAAGAGAATGGGCAAAGCCTTATGTTCCTAAAGGATTTTTTGGAGGAGCTGTTTCTGAAGTAAGTAGTGAGCCTTTTAGATATGGAATGTCTTTAGGTGGAGCTAGTGCTATTAAAGGAGCATGGGGAGGAGCTAAAGATTGGAAAGATTTTAAAGGAATGGGGAAAGGTGCTGCTGCAGGACTGAAGGGCAATTATGCTTTCATGAACCCATTAAAAGGGGAGTTTGGCAAAAGAGGTGTACCTTCACTAGAATCTATAGCAAAAGACTTAAAAAAGACTGGTTATGGAGCTGAATA